GTTACAGGTATTCTTACAAACATTGTGGATCCTTTTGGCGTATCAAACGTAGCGCCAGAAGTTTTACGCAAATTAGCCGCCAAAAGGGAACAAGACGCTCGAGAAGGCAACGATAAAAGAATATTTTTTCCTCAAGTATCAGCAGTAAAAAAAGGATTAGACCCTTTAGTTACAAGCGGAATGCTTCCATACATGGCAATGGGAGCCATGTACGAAGACCCGGCAGCGCTTCGTCAAGCGGCCAAATTGGCAGATCAAGTGAATTCTGAAGCTCAAATGCGCTCCATTGTTGATCGGATAGATCCTTTAACAACAGGGCAAACTTTCTCTATGGATCCGAATGAACGTTTTGATCAACTTGTTGAGTATTTAAATAGGCGTGCTGTTATAGATAAAGTGGGCCCTGTTTCTCCGGATCCACAGGATCGTTTGCGTCAACTCGTAGACTATTTAAAGGGTAAAAATTAATGACAGAAGAATTTTCTAAAGAAACTGATGAAGACTTTGAAGATCGAGAACTTACAGAGGAGGAAGAAGCCCTTCTGAAACAAGCTCTCGACAACCTCAAACTGTATATAGAAGACAACACCGAGCACTACGCATAAAAAAAGCCCCTCCGAAGAGGGGGCTGGAGTGTCCGACCTTTATCAGGAGGGAACGGTGCTGGTGTAGATGCTGGACTCCACCACGCCGGCGGGCTGGAGAGCCAGATCGCTACGCTCGGGAGCCTGATCGGGAACGAGCCAGCACACTTCGCAGATAGCGAGGGCTTTGTCCTTACCGTTCAGCTTGCCGTTGGTGGCACGAGGATCGTATACACCGGAGGCTTGAGCCAGACCCGAAGCAGCTGCGCCGCCGAGGTTGCCCACGGTGAACAGCTTGTAGGTGGTGGCACTCGTTACCACGTGCATCTTGGAAGAATCCCAAGCGTTCGAGGAGTTGAAGGTGCCGTTCTCAATGCGGCTGTTGGTGCCGCTGATCAGAGCGAAGAAGCCGCTAGCGCTGGGGGTAGCGGTCAGACCCACGCCGACAGCGGGGCCAAGACCCAGGTGTGGCACCGCAGCGCCACCGCCCACACCGCTAGACACTACGTCGCCACCGTCCAGACGGAGGGAGGCACGATACACATACGCGCCCACAGGCACGCTGATACCGGTAGTGATGTCGGCCCGAATATCCTTGTGGTAGTCGGGAGACGGAATAATAACGTTGCCGTTCACAAAGGCAGCGTTAGCACTGTTCAGACCAGAGGAATACGCCTGAGTGTAGTACTCGAGCTGGTTGGTGGTGCCCGCAGCCTGGTAGGACAGGTCAACATAGCCAATGGCTTGCTGAGCAATCCAGCCGGGCCTAAATACCACGCCAACAGGACCGCCAACGGGTTGGTTGGTGAGGGTCTCGCTGGTGCCGTTCTCATTCAAATAAGTAACGGACTTTTCTTCGTTCCAGAAACGAAGAACGTTGGTGTAGTTTCCAGGATAGATCTTGGAAACGGAGATCTGGTTAGAGTTAATGGCCATCGTTAGTTACCTCCTCAGGCGTTAAAGGAGTATGCGATGGTGGCGAAGTCAGCATTCAGAAGTTCGAAACCTGCGTACAGGCTCCAAATCATCATGATAAAACGGCTGAAATCGTCGTTGTTGTTGAGAAGCACTTGAGCGTTGTTACCGCCAATGCCCACACCAACAGATTGGGGACCGAAGAACATACCGATAGCGGTCTCGTAGGAGGCCGCAGTACCACCGATGGTGGCGGTAGCGTTCTGAGTCGGCATGTTCGTGGATTCGAAGAAGCGAACACCTTCGAATACGAAGCCGGTCGGCATGATCGGTTCACCAGCCACGAAGGTGGCTTGACCGAAGCCCTGACCCATGTAGATGGCAGCGTTGGGCTGCATCGCGGACATCAGGGGGTTGATCTGACCGTTGCCGGGATAACGAGCAACTTCGCGGAAGTCGCTGTTCTGACGCAGGTGCATCAGGAAGGTCGGATCGCAAACGCAGCGATAGAAACCGTCCTGGTAGGTAGGAACGTTCCGCTTACGCAGGCTCTTCACCACACGGAGCAGGTCGTCCTTAACATCAAATTTAGCTTGCTCGGCGTTGGCATACGTCAGTGAACCGACGGCCAGGTTACCGGGGTAGTAGTAACCACCTTGGCTATCGGAAGATTGACCCTTAGAAACGGCTTTCAGGAGTTCGTTGATGAACACCCGGTCGCGCCAACGACGATAATCGTCGAGCAGAGTTAACGAACCGATGGACTGGTGGAAAGAAGTCAAATTGCCGGTGTCCAGCAAAAGACGCTGCGCGGTGATTAGAGTCTCGCGAGCAATCTTAAAGGTGCTGGGCTGAGTGGGGTCACTCGGGTCGGCGGGACCGGTGTACTCGCGGAGAGTCACGAGCACTTTGTCCTTGACAATGTTCCGGCTGTTAGCAGTGCCGATGGTCTGCTCAGCGGTGCGTTCCCGAGACTCTTTCGAGCCGGGGTTGCCAAAGAAACGATAACGATCGAGCTGAACGGTCTGACCGGGTTGTTTTGAAAAATCGTGAACAACAACCGGCTCAGCAGCCATCTCTACGACATACGCAGGATGGGGACGGTATAACTCCGCACCGAGCAGCTTCGGAAAATCATTGTCGACGAACAAAGCGTCAACCTCCGAAGAACTACATACTTAATATAACTATCTAAACACCTAACAACAGATTAATTGTTGCGTTTTTAGCGTTTTACTTTTTTTGATTACTTGAATTAACAGAAGCGCTATAGGTGCGAACCATAGACCGAACACCCTCAGGTAGTTGATGGTAAATAGAGCCGTAATTTGACACATAATTACCAGCACGACCTCTATATATGTAACGTAGAGGCGTGGACATTAGACCAGGCGCTTCGCTCCGCACAGTTTCAGTAAATGTCTGGCAGTAAACAGGAGGGTTATAAACCCACGCTGCTCTTGAACCGGATGTGTCGTTTGTGGGGTTCGTGAGAAGGGTAGTGGCATACCGTTGTTGTAACGATTGGCCTCCGGTGTAACCCTCAGCTGCTGTGTTACCGTCAGGAGTGTTATACGGGTTGTAGGACTGATTTGACGGAGCGGCACCGTTGAAATAGGTGTATTTGCCCGTATCACGGACACCCCACTGAGGACCATAAGAAGTTTGGACTTTAGCGTTAGCAATTGTGCTAACACCTAATGGCCTATACCCCTCATAAGCACTTAGAAAAACGCCGCTGGGTTCATAATCAACGTGTTGATAATTTGTCCAAAAACCCGAGACTGCTGGGGGAACTGCACGCCAAGCGTCAGTTCTGTAAATACCACTATTGGGGGGACCGGCGACAACGCGACCATAATCCGCTCCAATATCAACGATGCCTGAACTTACAACACGAAATGCTTCGTGATCAGGTCCGGTTTGGATCTGATGAGGCCCAGAATCGTATTTGTAATTAAAAAGAGGGGTATAGACCACGAGAGTGGCTCAGCTGTACCCAGTATAAGTTTTTAAAAACTTCTCAACCTTCAGTGGATGCTTCAGAACCCTGAGTTTGAGACCCCAAAGTTTGAATATCAGCGCTGATGTTGGCCATATCCTGAATGTACATCGCTTTGAGAGCTTCTAGCTCCTTTTTCAAGGCGTCAACCTCAGAAGATGCAGAGGGAATGCGCTTACGACCGATGGGGTTAGGCATTTTTTTATTTGTTCTTAGACTCAGTGTACTTCTTAGCCTTGCGTTTTGCTTTCACCCGCTCCGGAAGGTCTCCGTGAGTCTCTTTTTCGTATTCAGCAACTTTTTCTTTAGAAATTTCACCTCGTTCAGCCATCGCATAGAATTTGCGACGCTGTGCATCACTAGCGAAAGGCATAAAGTGACCTTTTTTAACATTTTAGACAAAAAAAGAGCCCCGAAACGAGGCTCTCCTGTTCAATCAGCTAAAAATTAACCGGCATCCATAAACAGCATTTTGCTGCGGATAGCTTCGGGGGACATCTGCGACAGATAACGCCAAGCTTGATCAGGAGCCTGGTTCATGGTCTGGCTGAAGCCTTCCCACTGGCTGTTGGGATCCACACGGCGACCGGCAGCGCTAGAAGCGGCGGGCACAGCGGGCATTTGATCGTACTGAGGCTGATAAGTAGTCTCAAGCTGAACGGGCTGTTGATCGATGTCCACGGGATACACTTCGGTGAAGAAGCGGTTAGTGTAATCAGCCAGCTGATCGGGATCAGTCAGGATGATCTCCATGGCCTGCGCACGGCCAGTAATGTTGTTAAGAGCTTGATCCTGTTGGATCAGAGCATCCTCCAGCGTAGTGGCGTACTGATTCAGAACCGCAGGAGCTTCAATACCGAAGTGATTAACTACGGCGGCGCTTGCCTCGCTGAGGGCGGGGGCTTGCTGCTGTTGCTCCGTAGAAGTCGGATAAGAAGTCTGGGTTGTATATCCGTTGTTGGATAAGGTCAGCGGAGCCGTAGGGGCTTGGAACTGCCAGGGTTGGGCCTGTAAATTCTGACTGAACTGTTGAGTATCCAGCGCCGCCGTTTGGTACTGCGGATACTGTGCTGCCTGGCTGGGGGACGGGGAGATTCGTGAAACCACCCGTTCCAGGCTGCTCATTGCCGCTTCCCACGGATTCGACGGGGAGGACGTTGACGGATACTGGCTGGACTGGTTGCTGGTAGAAGGGGCCGAAGGGAGTGTTGCCGGCAACGGCACTTGGGCTGTAACTGCCGAAGGCACCCCCTGGGTAGAGGCTACCCATTGCGGGTAGGCGGTTGAGCCCTGATCCGAGGGCGCCGCCTGAGGGGCTGCTACCGCCGGGGAGACCGGGCTCGGGGTCGAAGCTGGGATCTGCTGGCTCATAGCTGCCCGAGTAAGTCAGTTCTTGCGCAAGGTGGTCAAACGTCCTGTATAACAGGGGCGTTAGGTTTAAACGCGGGTCGGCCCCGAGAGGCTGATCCGGTGATAAAGGATGCGGCGTTTGCAACATCTGAGTTAATAATACTAAAAATTGTTGAAAAGCGCTCTGTGTTTGTTGAACCATTCTGAAGGGAAATCCCTTCAACATTTCGGCTCGTTCTGCATCCGTTTTATCGGGGAAAAGATACTTCAGCGCTTCCACGCTGTCTACACCTAGTTCTTGAAGGTTTCTAACGACAATAGACTTTTGGTTAATGTCGTAAGCGGTGTCCTCATAAACATCGCCTTGGAAACGATAAGAAACTTGGCGATCGCCATCCGGAGGTAATCCATAAACACCCGGAGGAATATTATTTGCGTTTAGTGCATCTTGAATCGCAACGGTAACCGTGGATTCAAACTTATTTAACGCTTGCGAATATGCGCGTTCGGTGTCAACGTTTTTCTCTTCCGGAGCTTTAGGTTCTTTTAAGCCTGTGACGGCGATAAAGCTTTCACGGAAAACTTGCTCTTGATGATAAATAATCATCTCGAGCAAACGGCAGAAACCGTAAGTAAGAAAACTTTTATTTTTTCTTAAAGCTGTAGCCTGAGCACGACCCATAAGACCTTTAATTTCCGTAGCTGTAGCGCCAGCAGAAATTGAAATTTCGTCAACACCACCTAAAGCAGTGCGAATCTCTTCGCGCAGCAATAAGGCATAACGATTCATATCCCCATTAATGGGATCGGGCGACATGTAGCCCACACGGTCATTGGGCTCTACGTTCGCAATAATTCGCGGAACACGAAGACCGCCTATAGAGGAATTAGCGCCAAAAGGTTCAGAAACTCGGGTTGAAGGAGTGTCCCGACCGCCAAAACCGCTTTGGCTACTAATAGTCGGACGGAAAGTACGGTCAGCATCAGCAGCCTCCACCAAATCGGAACGAGGACGAGAGCTGATGAGAGTCGGATTACCAAAAAACTCAATATTTTTGGCAATATTCCGCATCATCTGATCGTGAAGCACAATTTGCTCCATGAAAGGATCAAAATCCCCCTCCCCTTCAGTGCCACTGGAGTTCGGCTTGTTTAAAACCTCGACTGCCGGGATAAAACCTAGAGTGTTGGGTCGTGAACTTTTAGGAGATAAGACCGCACCAGGCTCTAGTTCAAAACTAAGTTCGGTATTTGCTTCGTATTCAGAAATCGTCTCCTCGGTAATCGAGATCCGGACGTATCTTTTATTCAGACCGTAGCTATCCCCAGGTAAACCAACCGAAGAGTTGCGAACGTTATAGCTGTAAATAAGAACAACCTCATTAAGGCTGCCGTTTACGTCGTGGTAAACCCGATACTGATCTTTCGGAAAGAAATAGATCTGATATTTAAGTTTTGGATCCGGGCGAAAGTAAAAAAGACCACAACCATCGATTAAAAAATTACGAATAATCGATGGAAAGCGGATATCAATCTTATTCAGCTCTAACAGACTGTTTATAAACTTGGCACGAGCACGAAAAGTGTCCTGCTCACAGTAAAAAAACAGACCCTTTTTTATCATCAACAGCGTCATTTGCTGCAGATGACTCAGGACAACCATAGTGGCCGCCTGATTCCCCTTAGTCTGATTGCGGGCGGCCTCTAAGATTTCATTAAAGCGTTGTTTAACGCCGAGTGTGTCCGCCATTAGAACCCCAGTTTTTTAAAAAAAGTCAGCGCTTGGCTGCTTTTTCAGCTTCACGCTTAGCCTTAGCCTTTTTAGCCTTACGAAGAGCTTCACCCCGCTTCTTCATCTTATCGCCATGCTCTTGACCTTCCTTAGCCTCCTCTTTTTTCTCAAAATGCTCTCGGAGGGCAGCAGGCATTTTGTCAGACATAATCAGGAAGGAGGTACTGTTTTACTCTTTCCAGTTTAAACAACTCTTCGGGTAATAGTTCATGAGGATATTCCTGCAGAATGTGATCACACCGCCCCAAAGGATCAGTACTTCCCGCTTTAGCTTTATACGCATCCAAGAAATCAAGCATTTCTTGACTATCTGCGGGAGCGTGGGCGTTAGGAATTACATCGTAACAATGCGAAAAAGAAGTCAACTTGCGTTTCATCCGCGCAGCATCGCCCATCCACGAAAAATGCCAACCCGCGTCACAATCGCCAAAAACTAAACCGTTATCCTTCATCCGAATCTGAGAAGGGGTCTCGTTCAGCTGATCGAACAACACAACTGTGCCGCAGGTCCAGTTCGTCGGAGGTTTGGTGGGGTCTCCTTTTGGATCAATCACCCGTAAATCACCTCGACCATAAAACATCGGCATCGACAGCCGAACACAACGTTCTGGATTCTCTATAGCGATTTTTAATGCTTCCAGCAGAGCTTCAGGCTTCGGGATTTCATCGACATCACTAAAGAAAAAGACTGAATCCGGAGGGCACATCCTCATACCCACGGCTAACGCATCCCTCTGCGCATATTCACGTACCCACGGGTTTGGGTGAACGTCCGGAGACGGCAGCTCTACGTGAAGGACTTGAATCTTCTCTTCTGGGAGCCCAAGTTTTCGAATTGTCTCAAGGCACGTAAACTCTTTTTTATCGCCTTTAAACGTACGATCTGCGTCTGTGACAATAAAACCGTCTACAATATCCTTCAGCATTTCGATACGGAGCTCAAGCAGCTCCGCCTCATCGAAATACATAAAACAATCGAAGAACATGCCAGCTAAAAAAGCTAGCAGTATATTAACCTCTTCCTTGGAAAATACCGCCGCCGGCCAAAAGTCTTAAAGATCCGTTCGTCTCACGTTTTTTAGCTTTGGCTCGATTTAAAAGATCTTCTTTGATATCTAAAGGCACCGTACCGGTGTGGTTTTCGCCTTCATCCTCCACGCCGTAAAAACCATACTGCGGGGGGATCGGACCTTGACTCGCTAACTGATCAAGCTGAGAAGAATATTGATCAGACTCCATGTCTGGACGTTGAGCTTGAGTCTGAGCCCGTGCAGCCCGCTCTTGAGCGTTCAAAGCGTTAGTAAAAAAGTTAGAGCTGCGGGCGAAGTAATCCATAAATTTACTTTTCTTTATTACTAAGATACTTGCTTGCGCGGCGACGCGCTTCTTTAGCTTTTTCTGTATTCGGGACTTGTGTATTTACCGGTTTGTTGCCTGCCGTAGCGCGTTTTTTCTTCTCATCCGTGGCACGCCGCTCTTCCGCTGTCATTTGAGCCCAAGCAGCACGAGGCAAATACCGTTCGGTGCGACCTTTTTCGCGAGCTAAATCAGCCATCAGGTGATCGGACCTCCGTGAAGCCACGCGTCACAACTGCGTTTCGCGGCACATTTAAATTTAAACAGCTGGCAGTAACCCAAATCTGCCAAATCCAGAACGTCTAAAGGATCTGCAGCCTGTTTTTCGTTAATCCCCTCAACAATGCACCCCAAAACCTTTTCAGATTGATCAAAAGCTGCGCAGTTTCCGCACCGAGCGCTCATAGCGTGCTCTAAATCCGTGTTCCAAAGCTCAGCTTTGTCTTCCCAGAAGCCTGGATCAGGAAAATCAGGGTTTAAAGGACCATATTTAAACTTTTCAATCGTCCAATTTCGATTTTTTACGTTCTCTTCAATGTCCACAGTCGCGGTGGGGCAGCTATCGGACACAGCCGTCAGCTTTTTCTCAAGAAAAACCTTGGGTTGTAGTGGTTTAGATTCAGTTAACATCAGTCTTTCTTTTCATACTGTTCGCGAGTCTGCCAATCCTCTTTAGACCATTTACTTAAACGGTTTTCCGAGGATTTTTTACCCTCGTAACGGCCCCCCATCTCTTTATAGTATTTAGTCGCGAGCTGCATAGCCCGAGCGCTGTGACCGCCGAGCTTTTTACGTGCCCGAGCTTTAGCTTGAGCCCATTTTTCGGGGTCTCGTTTTTTAGCGACTTCAGCCATCAGTAAAGAAGCAGAACACTACCGACCGTTGTAGCTGCACCACTGACCGTGGTTATTGAAAAAGGCAGAACCTGCCCTGCTTTAATTTTAGTCAAAGTTACCGAACGTCCAGGAGAATCCGAAAAAATAACCTGCAGATTATTATTGTCGCCACCATCGACAACATAAAAACCACGGCAGGATGGGAAGTTTGTCGACGTGCCGCTAGCGCTAATTAGACAGCCACTTGCATACGGAAGGGTTGCAGATTGTCCATAAACACTACCAAAAGCTCTAACGTCCATTTTAATCGAGTGTTTCTATCAGTTTAGCCAAATACTCTACGGCTTTTTCAAGATCTTGTTTTCCGTTTTTTTGTTCCCAACGCCATAAATATTTCTGTGCGCATCCTTCGAGATAACCTTGGTACTTTACGAGCCCCATAGAAGCTAGTTGTACGTCATAGCACTCCAAACCATTCCGCCGATAATAATCCGGCTTAACGGGATTTTCACTTTGGTTCAAATTTGTAAATTGTTCCATTTTCTTTGTCGACATATTTACGCAGTCTATAAGCATCCTCTCTATGGACAATTTGACAACAGTTTTTCTTATCTAAGCAGTAACAAACTTCAACATAATGCGCTCCACGAGGGACCACAGCTAAACCAGGGTAAACATCTGTTTACAGTCTAAAACTCCGGTAGGTGTGGCAGCCAATTCAGGCGCATATTTTGAGTCGTCGTGATGTATCAAACCAACTGTGTGGGGCACATAAACTCCGTTTTCTCTGACTAAAGGAACGCACCGTCGATGCTCCAGGCCCAGAGGGATTTCCTCAAAAGCCAAACCCATAGAACTTCGATCCGCTATCGGCCAGTTTCGAATACCGACTTTCTGATAACTTTTTTCGGGGTCGTAGCTATCTGACCTTACATATTTATCTCCATCTTCCTGATTAAGAATCATCGCCCCGTAATAAGGGTTGGCCACCTGAACAAAAAAGTCAATGTCGTAATCAACAACCAAAATTTTCGGAACTCTATATCCAACATCCGACCAGACATTTGGAGTTTCACGCGTCAGCGAATAAATGTAGTGATTATCAAAAGGTACTTTTAATCCTTCGTGCTTTTCGTACCTTATAAACCCAGGCTCTAAGCCACGGCGACCTAAAACCGGACGCCATTTACGCCAATACAAAAAATTCTCAAGGGTAATAACCATGTCATTTTCTTGATAAATATAAAAATCTGCGCGACGATTCAGAATCTCAAGTGCGAGATCTGTCTTATGAGCCCAAGTTAGATACCAATTTTCGTAACCTGGCGCAGCTACAACTACTTGGGCGTCTAACTTTTTGTACGGTTCAAGTAGATTTTCGAGCAGCTCAACGTCGTTTTGGCTGTCGTAATCAATGTAAATCCTAACAGCGATTTGAAAGGGATACCGTAAATATTCATTTAAAACATTGATCAAACTATTTAATCTATTCAGCGGTTTATGAGCAGTTATAGCGACCCAAATTTTTTCGTTCATGTCCGGCTCGGATGCCCGAGAAACCTTTTTGACTTTACGTACCCCCACGCTAAAAATCAGTATTCGATCGAAAAACTTCCCCTTCTCTGCAGGTAAGTTACAAGCCAGGTGTAGGCGTCTAACAAGTCATCATGCGCCGTGGCTCCGACGTTGATCAGCTGATCAAACAGCGCATCGAACTTACGGTATTTATTAAACACCACCTTTTTGTTCTCAAGCAGACCGAGTGTCCCACGGAAGCGTGCGATCTTGTCGCCCCTGAATCCTTTAACTTCGTGAATATTTAGGTTCCCGAGTTCTCGCTCGTTAATCAGCACCCGGCGCAAGTCAGCTGCCAGTGAAGCCTGGTATGCCACCGACTCGACCACAAGCGTGATCGTCGAATAAGTCGGTAAAAATGTGCCGTCGATATTCTGCAGTATGCCCCATTCCAACAACATGTCGCACAGCATGTCGATTTTTTCGAGGTTTCCGATGGATCGGCACTGGTGCGCGTCGATGATGTAATACTTGTCCTTCAGCCTGCCACCGAGCACAAAAGCCGTGTAGTCACTGGTTTCGTTCTTGCTGGCGGACAGGTCAATGCCCACAGCGAGGCTGTCGAACTCCGTGACGACTTCCCCTTTGACTAACAGGTCAGGTGACACAACCAGATCCGTAGTCATCACCGGTTGCTGCTGATACTGATATGCAAAAGCGACAGGATCTAGTTCTTTTTGTTCCAGCAAGTACTCCGCCGACCACTGCTCAGGCCAGTAACTTACAGGCTCACCCTGATCACCATATGTAATAGCTTCCTGCGTTACCTGTTTCCACCCTTTCTCGGGGACAAATATCGTTTTATGAATGTCGAGCGGATGAAATCGGGTGCCCAAGCAAATGGCTCGACCACCTTCAAAAATAATCGGGCTGATAACCGACGACCAGTTGTTGTTCATCTCGTCCCGGATCGCCGGGTTTTTAATGTCAGCGCTGGACTTGATGGGGTCATCCACAATCACAAGGTGGGCGCGTTTTGAAGTAATCGAGCCCCGCAGACCAGCTGCACGCAAGGTAAATTCTTCATCACCAAGACGCGGGATTCCGGCGTAATCAAAATCGATCGACCAGCCGATATCCGACTGCATTCCTGATCGCAACTGGACTTTGGGGAAAACCTTTCTGTATTCAGGCGAGTCAATAATCTGTTTGATGATTCGGCTTTTAGGGATAGCTGTGGCGATGTTGTATGAGCAGTAAATAATCTGAAGCGGACGTTTAGCTGTAGTGTGGCGCCCGATAATCCATGCGGTAAACATGTTTAGCACCGTGGACTTCGCGCTGCCACGAGGTGCCAAAATGTCCAAGTTGGGGCCTGCAATATCAAGCAGGTATTTATTTGATTCATTTGTGATCAGGTGACGATGCCACTCCAGCATGTGTTTTGCTGGGGCTTTATCGAGAATGGTGCAAAACGTGTGGAAGTCATTTGCTGCACGCCCGTAAATCGAATCTAAAGCATCTGGAGTTTGCTCAGTAGCACGAACCGCACGCAGTTGTGCACCGCGTCTGTAAGCGAAAGTTTCGCGGCTCGGCATATCACTAAGTTGACAGTATTGCTATATTAACTCTATCTCGAATTTGATTCAGAGTGTCAAAAGTTCTTTGGTACGGAGACGCTTGTTCGAACACTGGATTTGGTCGTGTAACACACAGTGTTCTGGAGCATCTTTGTAAAGATCATGAAGTTGCCGTCGTTGGAATCAACTACAACGGCGATCCGCATAAATACCCATACAAAATTTATCCTGCATCAAATCTGCATTGTGCAGATCGGTTCGGGCTACCGCGCCTGATCGAAATCTTTGAAAAAGAAAAACCTGACGTTTTTATCTGTTTAAATGACATCTGGATCCTCAATCAGGTCTGGGAACGCATCCACTTCCTTAAGCAAAAATATAATTTCAAATTTTTAGCATATTTCCCTACCGACAGCAACCGGTATCCCGTTGATATGCTGCGCAACATCCCGCACTGGGATCTTGCAATCACATTTACCATCCCCCAAGCAAACAGAATTCTTGAACATGGCATCTCTCCTAGTCGCCTGGGCGTTCTCCCTCATGGGGTTGACTTATCCAAATTCAACCCAATCCCACGAGAAGAAGCCCGCAAAGCCTTAGGGCTCCCGAACGACAAATTTATCGTTCTTAACGCCAACCGAAATCAACCCCGCAAACAGATCGATTTAACGATCAAAGCGTTTGCCCAGTTCGCTAAAGACAA